CAATTCGCTAAGATGTTTGCCAAGTCCAAGCTGGTAGATGAGTCTGGATTCCCGCAGCGTCTTTATCACGGATCGACCGGGGATATTAAGAGGTTTGACCTGGAGAAGGCGAATCCAGAATCAGATTGGGGAGCGGGGATCTACTTAACGAACAGCATTGATGATGTTAACGCGAACTATGCTGGCTTTGGGCCTGATCTTACGCAAAAGATTGAACTGCAAACTGAGCGTTTAGCGGATGAGGCGGCATTTGCCAGCCCGGACTTAAAAGCCAAGGTTGAGCAGGCCGCTGGAGGTAAATGGGACGACCTTAGTTATGACCAGCGGCGTGACGCGCTCAGATCAATGGTTAGGGAGCAGATTGGGTCAACCAATGAGGGGCAAGTCACACCACTGTATGCTGCCGTAGATAATCCCGCAATAGATGGCGGGCCTGATGAGACTGTCTTTGAGTGGATAGCAGAGTTTGATAAGGACGGGGAGATTATCGGGGAAGGCGGCAGTCTCGTAGAGCTTGCTAAATCCTTACAGAACGTCGCTCACAGGTTTGATGATTTCGACGCTGACGGGTTTATCGGTGATATTTTAGAACGCGCCGATTACGAATCAATCGGCCTGTCTGACCTTCATCGCCTAGCCAAAGAAAGTGAGCATATCATGCATGCCACGGACGATACGGGCAACCTAGTATCAGCCGAGGTGTTACGTCAAGCCCTAGAAGATATGGGCTTTGACGGCATCATAGATAACCGGGTCAATGAGAAGTTTGGCACAGCATCAAATATGGCGCGCTATGGCAATAATATGGTGGGAGTCAATGAGGACACGGTACACGTTATCGCCTTCAATCCTGACAAGGTGAACACCGCGATAGCAGGGACAAAATAAATGCCATCTCACTATCACCAACCAGGAGGGTTGCTTGATCCGACATTAGCGCAACAGCCACGCCGCGAACCAGGGAGTGGTCTTATAGGCCCGATTGATCGCAACCCAGTTCTTGGGTTTATTTCTGACCGATTGTCTGACGTTGCCGGGTTGTTGTCCCTTGCTGGCAGGCACCCGGCGTCTCGCGGTGTTACCGGAGCGCCGAGACTTGATGTTGATGAGGCCGCGAACAGGTTTGGGCTAGACGATCTGTCCGGGCTACAGGAGGTTTCTGGGCTGCTTGACGACATGTCATACGGGTTCTCTCCGGTGCAGGGCAAAGGGATGACGGCGCGGCTTGACCCGCGAGTTGCTGACCTTGCGGACGTAACCCCAATGGGCAAGGCAGCTACCGCAGCGTTGATGGTTCCTAGGTTGATGCGACGGGGCGCGAACAACATCGACGACGTTGACGGGGGGCTGCTGGCGACAGTGTCTAAAGCCTCTGAAACTGTTGACCGGCCATCAGTTGGCAAGTCGAGCATCCGAGGGGCGCAGCGTAAGGCGTTTCCAGGGGTTTACGCTGATCCGGTGCAAACCGCTAAGTACATGGAACAGATGAAGACTGCGCCAGAGTCGCCGTGGTTGGGTAGGTTGTTCGGGGTGTCTCGTGCTGATCTTGCCAAGGCTGCGGATACACCAGGGACGGCACCGGGCGTGATCCCGAATGCCGCCGCTAACCCGAAAGGCAGTGCGGCTGCAGACCTGATCATGAAACCGGCGAACACGATGCGTTTGCGAGAAAACCTTGAGGCTGCTCGTGAACACGCGCCTAACCTGTTTGAAGGTATGAAGGGATGGTACATCATGGACCCAGCGTATCACCGGGTTCTTGAGTTAGTGGATGGTGACGAAATAGAGGCCGCTAGGCTTTACACACAGTTAAATCATTTGAGCGGTATGGCGAGCCCTAATGCTGATGTGGTCACAGAGCTTAAACGAGGCACCGCCGCCAATGTTTTAACAGAACAGGGCAGGTTTGATGAGTTCTTGGCGCACGGCGGGAAGCCCCAAGCGGTTCGCCGCGAAATGGGGCTGCTTGATGACATGCTGTCATTTCCTGGTCACCCGACACACTCAACCGCACAAGCGAAACCAATGAGCGCGTACTTGCAATCAGGTGAATTGCAAATGAAATCGCCCAAAGTGCCAATGTACATTGGCGCGTCTCAGCCAACCGCGCTGGGTAGGCAGTCGGATGTTCCGGTTGGTGACGCGCACTGGTCCCGAGGCGTGGGCCTAGCCGACACCAGAAACATGCGGAAGGTTAAAGGCAGGGAGGCAATCCCAGGTCAGTCGGTGTCAACCCCTGAACTTCAGCAACTGTCTCCGTGGTGGCGAGATGAGATCGCCGCCCAGGCAGGCCTTGAGGCTGTGCCAGCGCAGGCCATTCAATGGGGGTTGCTCGCAGACGCAACCGGCGTTCAGACATTGGTTGGTAAGCCCAAGCTGGAAATACTGTCAGACCTCATGGCGGACACAGCCAAAAGGTTAAACATTTCGCCAGAGGAGGCCCGTGACCGGGTGCTTTTGGCGCGGGCGCAGGCAGGGTACGCAGACCCGAAGATGTTGGCAATGCTGATACCTCCAGCCGCACTGGCAACGTTGTACGCGGCGATAGAAGGCGATGTCGCGCCTCCTGACTCTAATTAGAACAGACATCAAACAGGGCAACTAAATAATGCCAGATCAACTAAAACTTAATGCTGCTATAGACGCGGCAGAGGTCACCGCGCTCGGTGGAGACAGGTCAGGAGATTTGTCCTCCGAAAGAGCGTTAGCCATTGATGCCTTTGCGGGCAAGAACATTGAGCCCGCAGACGAGGGTCGGTCACAGGTGGTCGATTGGACCGTGTTTGAAACGATCCAGTGGATCCTGCCCAGCCTGACGAGGATCTTCGCCGGTGGCGACAAGGTGGTCGAGTTTGTACCCACCGGACCAGAAGATGAGGAACTGGCAGAGCAGGAGTCCGATTACCTCAACTACCTCGTAACCCAGAAGAACAACTGGTTTATGACGTTGCTGACCTGGTTCCAGGATGCCTTGCTGACCAAGAACGCCTACTGCATGGCGTTTATAGAGGACAAGGTAAGAACCGAGAAGCAGACCTACAATGGTCAGTCCGATGAGGCCGTGGCGCTGCTCCTTGAGGATGAAGGCACCGAGGTTGTCGAGGCGCAGTCGTACCCTGACCCGGACGATGAGGGCGCAATGGTTCAAGACCCGGTCAGTGGCGAGGTGGTTCAACTACCGCCCCGGATGCTGAACGACGTTGTCATCCGCAAGAACACACCGACCAAGAGGCTGCAGTTCAAGGTCTTGCCGCCAGAGAACTGCCTGGTGGGCGAGGACACGCCGGACTTCACCCTGGAGAACGGTAGCTACTTTGAGTACTACGAGGACGTAAGGATATCGGACCTTCGGGCAGAGGGTTTTGATGTGCCTGACGATATCGGTGACGACAGGGCCGAGGAGACGGAGGAAGAGGATGCCCGTTCCCGTTACTTTGAGGACGAGAGCAGGGCAGAACGACCTGACCCTGCCATGCGCGTCGTCAGGGCGAGGACGATATGGATACGCTTTGACTACGACGAGGACGGCATTGCCGAGTTACAGAAGGTCGTAAGGGTAGGCAACGAGATCCTGTCCCGTGAGGACGCATCCCGCATCCCGGTGGCCTGTATTGTCCCGTTTATTAACACGCACCGGCACATCGGCGCATCGGTGGCGGACCTTACCTTCGACCTGCAGCGCATCAAGACCGCGCTCCTGCGTGGTGGCCTTGACTCCCTGTACCTGTCGCAGAACCCGCGCCACGCGATATCGGACAAGGTGGACCTTGATGACATGCTGGTGAGTCGCCCCGGCGGTGTCGTCAGGATGGAGGACGGGGCCACTCCGGGCGAGGGCCACATATTGCCGCTCAGCACGGAGTTCACCCTGCCACAGACGCTGGAGGGGCTGCGTCACATCGACACGGTTGTGGAGTCCCGCGTTGGTGTTAACCGGATCTTTCAGGGCATTGACGAGAGCGCGTTGAATGACCACAACCGCATCGGGCAGCTATCGACAATGGCCGCGCAGAGGATTGAGCAGATCGCGCGCGTGTTCGCCAGTGGCGTTGAGTACCTTTTCTCCGTTGCCCATGAACTG